AACTGGTCCTACTACCACCTTCACAAATATTAGGCACGAACATAGATTCCTGCTTAATATTGCCCATGATAGTAGCAAGGGCGTTTCTGTCTTTAATACCACGGTCCTGGAAATAGTCCAGGGTAGCATTTTCAAATTCATTACACCCTTTACAAATTAGCCTTTTCTCTTTTGGCTTTGGTAGTGCAACCTCGCGGATTGCTGTCGTCTCTGGTTCAAACTCTTTAATAATGGAGTAAGGTTTTTCTTCCACTGGGGGAGGAGGACCTTGCAGTTTATAACTAGAGAATGGCAGTGTTGCCGTACTGGTTGTAACCGTTGCCAAAAGAGGCAGGGCTACTGTAAAGATAGATTGCATTAATTTTAATTGAACTCTACATCCGTATAGAAAGGGGGTACACCCTTTTCTCAAAGGGCACTTTCCACGGCTCTAAATCACTTGTCAAATTCTCATAATAAAAAACCCTGCTCATAACAGGGATTTTAGCATTATAAGTTTTTATTTAGATTTTGTCAATCTTCTGGTTCCAAAGAAACGATTTCCAATTCATCACCTTCTGGTTCAATCCATTCATAAAACTCAGCAAGAATGGCACGGGCATCCTCTTTAGGAATACTCATATCAGCAGCACGGTCAAGAGACCACGACCTAACGTGAGCAACAATATCTTCAGTCGTTGCGTTCATAATAGTCCTTTCGGAAGTACCTGTTGAGGATGTTGCTATTGTAGAATGCGGGATCTCCGTTGTCAAGGGCTTCCGTGAGGACATTATTGAGGAAGAGTCGTCTGGTCTCCTCAAAGTTTGTTTTGCCCTTTGTTTTATGTAATGATAAGATAGTTCTACTAAAATTTTCTCTGCCCAATTTGTCAATGTCTTCTTTAAGTTCCGGACAAGACCCATAATAGTTTTTCCAATCAGATTCCGATTTTACCTTTCTTTTTTTACCTTTAGGAGTTCTAAAACTCCATAAGTACTTCCTACCAATGTATTTCCTACCATTAATATTATTCTGGATAAGATAAACAAAACCAAAATAATCTTGAATATCGCTTGAAGTAAAAGGTTTCCCATTATAAATCCATGGATTATCATAGTCAATATCTGTACTCATCAATTATATCAAGGACTTCGTTGAGATATTTATTAGCAAGTCCTTTCATGTCCATTTCAGGTCTAATATGATCTTTATGAAGATTATCTTTGAGTTTTAGAATACGAACTTTAATTTCATCTTTAGTGAGTTGATTTTTAGGCATAAAAAATGGGGAGTATAATCTCCCCTATCTATATGAGATTAGTTATTTGTACCTAACCATTCTTTACAGTAGTCATAATCTCCAAACATAAACTCATCACATTCTGCCGCTTCTTTATACGCATTCAGAATTTCTTGTTCACACCATTCATCATAATTGGAATCCTGAGAAAGTATTTTTGGTAACATCTTGTTTGATTCCACCTACAACGTAACTTTCGACTTCCGTTTCCTGTGGTGCTACCTGGAGACCTTTAGAAGAAATCCAATGCTGTGTCCAAGGAAGAGGATTATTATTTGCTGAAATATCGTATTGGGGTTTTAATCCAATTGCTTTAAGTCTTCTATTTGCAATCCACTCTACGTATTGTTGAAGAAGTTTATCATTCAGTCCAATCATACTGCCATCTTTGAACAGATAATCTGCCCAACGCTTTTCCTCATTTACCGCAAGATCAAACATCTTATACGTCCACTCTTCCTCTTCTTTCATAATTTGCTTCATTTCTGGATCGTCACCATCGCGCCACTTATTCAGAATATTTTGTGTGATTGCTAAATGTTGGTTTTCGTCTCTTGCGATAAGAGAGATGATCTTAGCGGATCCTTCCATAAGCTTAAGTTCACCAAAGGCGAAACTACAAGCAAAACTAACGTAGAAGCGAATACCTTCAAGAATATTAACGTTTGCGACTGCTCTATAGAGTTTTCGTTTAACGTCATTGATTGTTTCCCTTGCGTATGATACTCCTTCAAGATTATGCACCCAAGCATTAGATGCACCATAACTTTGGGATGATTGAATAAAATTATCATATGATTCTGTAACGCTTTTAGCACGCTCAAGAATACGCTCATCAGTCACAATTTTGTCAAATACTTCAGAAGGGTCCGAATAAACATTTTTGATAATATATGTGTATGAGCGACTATGAATCATCTCCATAAATCCCCATACTTCCATACATGCTTCCAATTCAGGAAGTGAGCAGTATGGAATAAATGCCATGCCAGGACCACGACCCTGAATAGAATCGAGCATAATCTGATACTTCAAATTAGAAGTATAAATGTGCTTTTGTTCAGGGCGAAGAGTTTGATAATCTCCACGATCCTTCTGGAGAGAAACCTCTTCGGGTCTCCAGAAGTATCCAAGTTGCTGAGTAGTTAGTTTATCAAAGATTGGGTATTTGTAAGAATCATATCTTTGAACCCCAAGAGGTTTTCCAAAAAACATAGGCTGTTTTTTGGTATCCACCTTTTCAGTATTAAAAACGGTCATTCCTTTAATATTAGTTGGTTCTTCTACTGAAGAAATCTTAAACTGCACAGGATTCACACTCTCCCTCCTCTACTGAACTTAGCTCACTTAGTAAATCTTGAAGATTGGGTTTCTCTTCAACTACCTCATCAGTCTTAATATCATAAGTGTTTTGGTAATAAGAAGTTTTCCACCCGTACTTGTATGTAGTCAAAAAGTCATTTGCCATCACCGAAGTAGGAACTTCATTATCGGCATAATTCTCTGGATTATACGACCAGTTTCCAGAAATCGCTTGATCGAAGAATTTTTGCATAACAGCAACAATATTAATATAACCATTATTGCTAGGCATATCCCAAAGAAGCGTGTAATTGTTCTTAAGTGTTTGATACTGAGGAACAATTTGCTTAAGTGGACCCTTCTTCGACTTTTTAATGGACAAATATCCGCGAGGTGGTTCAATTCCGTTGGTTGCATTTGACACAACGGAACTGCTCTCCGATGGCATCTGTGCGGACAACGTTGAGTGCCTGAGACCGTGTTCCAAAATTGATGCTCTAAGACCTTCCCAATCATGCTGCAACTCGATAGAAGAGATTTCATCTACATCCTTCTTGTATGTATCGATTGGGAGAATACCATCCGCGTACTTAGTACGTCCAAAATATTCACAATATCCTTTTTCTTTAGCAAGTTGATTAGATGCCTTCAAAAGATAATATTGGAAAGATTCCGAAAGTCCATGAACTGCATTCCAGGCTTCTTGGCAATCATAACTAAACCCAAGTTTTGCCAAATAGTGCGCCAGACCAATAAACCCTATGCCAAGAGAACGACGTGCCTTAGTGGCGATTTCTGCGGCATCTACGGGATAATTTTGATAGTCAATCAACTCATCCAAACTACGAACAGAAAGATCACAAAGTTCTTCAAGTTCTTCATCTGATTTTACTTTTCCAACATTAATAGCGGAAAGAATACAAAGAGCAATTTCGCCAACAGTGTCATCAATATGTTGAAGTGGGTCAGTTGGTAGAGTAATTTCTTGACAAAGATTACTCATATTCACTTTATCCTTAAAGGAAGAATGTGAATTACAGTGGTCAATGTTCATAATGTAGATACGACCCGTTTCCGCACGCTCTTTAAGAAGGTTAAGGATGAGTTCTTGCGCTTTAATAGTTTTTTTCTTAATGGACGGATCCTTTTCATATTGTACGTAGAGAGAATCAAACTCAGGGAGTCCAAAACTATCATAAAGTCCAGGGACATCATGCGGAGAGAAAAGCGTGATCTCGCCGTCTTGAATAAACCTTTCATAGAACAACTTAGAAATCTGAATAGAGTAATCAAGTTTACGGACACGATTATCTTCCGTTCCCTTGTTATTTTTAAGAACTAGAATATCTTCTATTTCTTGGTGCCAGATGGGGAAGTGGACTGTCGCGGATCCACCTCGTATGCCATTTTGCGTGCAACATCTGACAGTTGCTTCAAACTTCTTGAGAAATGGTACAACACCCGTGTGTTGAACTTCTCCACCTCGGATTTTGCTGTTGATGCCACGGATGCGACCAGCATTGATGCCGATCCCCGCCCTCTGTGCAACGTATCTGCCAATAGCCATATCACTAGTAAAGATACTATCGAGGGTGTCATCAACATCAACAAGGACACAGCTAGCAAATTGTCTAAGCGGAGTTCGCACTCCCGCCATGATGGGGGTTGGAATGTTGATTTTGTGCTTTGAGATTGCGTCATAGTATCTCCGAACATAAGACATTCTAGTTTCTTTTGGATACTCTGCAAAGATAGTCAGAGCAATCATCACATACATGAATTGCGGAGTTTCATATACTCCACCACTGCTTCTATCTTGTACAAGGTACTTATCAACGACCTGACGTAGACCCGCATAAGTGAACAGATAGTCCCGATCATGATCAAGAAAACCATCTGCTTTCTCAATTTCTTCTTTCGAATATTTGTCAAAGATATTACTATCATAAACCTGATGATTAACACATTGATAGATGTGTTGCTCTAGGGAGGGAAGTTCTTTCATTTTCCCATAAAGTTGCTTGCGAACTGCAAAAAGAAGCAGACGAGCAGCAACATATTGATAATTTGGATGCTCCAAATCAATCAGGTCAGATGCAGATCGAATTAAAATTTCTTGAATTTCTGCAGTCGTAATGCCATCATAAAATTGAATACCAGATGTCATCTCAACTTGACTTGCAGAAACGCCTGCAAGTCCCTTACACGCCTCCTCAACCATCAAATGCATCTTGTCTAGGTCAAGAGACTCAATTCGACCATCGCGCTTTTTAACTTTTGTACCGTTGCTCATATTTTCTTCCAGGCAGTAAATTTAAGTTTTGCTTCTAATCCAGAATAAGTATTTAATTCTACCACAGATTGAACATCAAGTCCAGATAGAATCATATCGTTAATATCCTTTTCTTTTATTGTTGAGGGCCAGATGACAACCTTTTGTCCATCTCCGATAACACGGGATATTCTTGATAGGATTTCTGCATTACGTGGTTCGTTGTCGTATATCCAAACACAATCGCCAATGCCCCACTTAGCAACATCACCGTCAGCTCCGCAAAGAGCAATCGAGTTGCGAATGAAAGTTGAATCGAAGGGACCTTCGGTGATGTAAACAGTTTCACTTTTTTGAACTTCATCAAGACCATAGATTTTTGGTGCGTCATCGTTAAGCATTATAGTAATGTATTTAATCTTACTGGGACCAAGTGCTCTTCCTTGAAATCCGACTAGGTTATTTTGATAATACAAAGGAATGATAATCCTTTGTTCATCTTTATCTGTAATGTCGAATGTTGGACGAAGAGAATTAGTCCACTCCTTAAATTTTTCGATGTAATAATAGTTATCTGGATTTAGTTTTCTACTTTCCAAATATTTCTTTGCATCTAAATTTGAGGATGCTTTTGGTAAATCTAATTTTTCCTTAAACTTCGGGGTTTCAAATTTAAATGCTGGTTCTTCTACAGTAAAATTTTTCCCAGTGTGTCCTTCTTTAAACTTTTCAAATGTATATTGCTTATGGATTGCAGTATCAATTTGTTTCAAAAAATTATTAAAAGATACATTAATTCCACAATTATGGCATTTAAAATTTGTATTGTTTTTTACTTGATATAGATATCCTCTTGCTTTGTTTTTGTTCTTTTGGGAATCTCCACAAATAGGACAACGAAAATTATAAAGATTATGCTTTACTTTTTTAAATTTTTGAAATCTTACCGAAATCAAATTGATGTATTTAACATCAACAAAATCCATGATAACACACTAAGAAGTCTACCTATTCTACCAGGTTACTGGGTCTTGTCAACACATAAGACGGTTATAAGTGCAGTCCATTTTATAACCGAATTTGTTATTTTTTGGAGCGAATAGATCGTTGTCTTATTTTTAGTTTTCACTGGCATCTCGTGCCAACACTCAATTATTTATTTTTCGAATAACCCATAAGTGAGTTTATTGACGAAGATATAAAATTAGTAGCAACTGGAACAAATAATAGTGCAAGTGCAACTACACCCGCAGCCATCCATCTGAATTTTGACAACTCATCAACCTTTCCTTCTATTTTTCCAATCTTTTCATTCATACTTTCATCACTTTTAGAGCAGTTAAAAATTCTTTCATCATGTACTGCCAGCATCTTACAAATATTTTGATTAGTTTCACTCAAAGTTTGAATGGCTGCATCTACACGTTCAACCATTTCCTCATGGATTTTTACTCTTTCTTCAAGAACTGCAACTTTAATTTTTGAGTCTTGTCCAAACATTGAATTACTGCGATGGTTTATTTTTCATCCAGCGTTTGCGGGATCCCACTCCTAAAGAGGCATATTTCTTTCTTCTCGTTAATCCCATGACTGGATCAAACCCTGCAGTTGGACCTTTTGGATTAGCAGAACCACTAAATCCAGGAGATGTAGTAGATCCAGTCACCATCTGTTCCCTAATAATCTCAATTATCTTGTCCAGTTTCTTCTTTTCCATTGTAGATTTTGTAGAGTTCAGAAAGACAAGGAATGTCAACTTGTATATCGTGAATGTAACATTTTGGATATTCAGGCAATTTTCCAAGGAAAATTATGAAAGTTTTCATAGTAGACCACAACTCCTTTTCAATCTTGTAAAAAAGCATTGGAGTTGTTGCCTCACCAAAAATATTATAAAGAATAATAAAATGATTAAGAAGAAGATGAGTTTTTAACTGACCAGTGTTCTTATATCGTTTCAATAATCTTTTAATATATTTGAAATGATTTAAATCCTTTTCAAAATCTTCCTTAGTTACTGCTTGAGGATTTTCATAATATTTGATTGCAAATAAAAGGAAATTATCCTCATTCAACTCATCAAAAATCATATATTATTCATCAAGGAAGGAAGATTGCGTCGTCGTTAGCGTCAGATGTGGTGTTAATACCACCAGCGACAAGGACCTCATGCTTAACTCTTAGGTTACCTTCAGCGTCAATATAAGTAGCACCAATTGCAACCCAACCACTATGAGTTACTGCATATGCGGTTGTTGAAGCAGTACTGACTTCATTTGCATCAACTCCATATACCAAAGATGGATTAACTGTTCCTCTATCAGTTCTTCCAACTCCAAGAGCATACTTTGGTTGTTGGTTAATATTATAAGCTGCACCAGAAATAGCAGCGCCACGTAAGAACTGAGTTGATGCAATTGATAGAGTTGCGCTGTTAACTCCAACAATTACAGCTTCGCCAAAAGTAGACCCAGCACCAATTTGAATTACATCACCAACGGCAACACCATTGGTATCAAAAGTAGTTCCAGTTCCAGTAACAACAAGAGTATTGTAATTTACTGCGACTGTACCAGCAGAATAAACAGAATCGTTATTACCCCAGAGTGCCATTCTCTTTACCTTAAAAAGTTATTTGCTAAAA